AGTAGTTTTCCATTTAGTATATAACTTATCATAATCATCACTAATAATTCCCCATTGTTTCCAACCACTAATGCGTGCTGATTTTTTGCCTGCTTCACTTTGTCTATAATTTTCCATCTTTAGTTTATATTCTTCTGTTTCTCTTAATTCTGCTCGTTTTTGTAATTCTGTTTCGTGATTTTTATAATAATAATTTTTGCATTTTTCTTTATGATTTTTATGTTTTTCTTCTAACTCTAATAAATATTGTTCTCGTTTATTTGCTTCTGTCATATTTATATTTTATAATATAGTATATAAATATGTTTTTAAATCAATTTTTTTTTAGAATTTATTTATAAATTCTATTAGACTATTACTTCAATAGCCCTGTTGGCCACACGTAACTCAGAAGTTACCTCTGCAAAGATGAAGCAAGGAACGCTGTTTGTTACATTTTCTGTGACTAAAGCACACTGAGCCGACGTGGCTCTGGTATCTAATCCTGAACTTAAACGTGAATAGTCACTTTCTGGCAAACAGAAGCGATAGCAATGAACGAAAAAATTATCACGATATTGGTCTAGCGACATTACACGAGTTTTATCATAAACATCAATTGAGTTCATAGTTAAAGCATACGCTTCTGGAACAGTTAATTTATAGGCAGGGTAATTTGCCGAGTTAATCTGGAGCTGATAGTTGGAAACAGTTTGTCCCGATAATAGTGGTTCAACAAAGTTGAATGCGCGAGCAACATATTTTTCTTTGTTTGTATCTAATGAACCACCCGAATCATATTGAGGGACACCAATAGCCACAGTTGTTGTTGAAGCACCAGAAGTGGCGCCAGCAAAAGCACCAGCTAATTTATAACCAGATACAGGAACAGCACCAGAAACTGCGCCACCGTTCGGATCACGCCATGCAACCCATAGACGATCCCATGAGGCGCTGTTAACATTAAAGCGCGATGTAGACGAGTGCGACGACGAAAATGAGAAGTAATTTTTGAATGGAATAGATAAATAACCAACCTGCGAAACACGCTGAGCAACAACTTCATCTAATACAGACGAAGCCATGCCAAGCACTTCAACTTGCATAGTAATATTATCCATAGTATATGAAGCAGTCCCTGCACCAACTGCCGCAATACCACCAGTAGTAGCGTTTGTTGCTAAAGCAAGAGTTGTGTTAGCAGCCCACACACATTGTGGGAGTATAACATTATCAGCTAATGTAATTTCAATGGTAATTTGTGGAAAAAGTCCGGTATCAATTATGTCTGGTTGTGCTGTGCCCAAAAAAGATTCCCAATCCACAATTGCTAACTGCTTGTCAAGTGAAGAGTAAGATTCATGACGAGCTTCAACCGCTGTTCCTCCAGCATCAAAAACTGTTCCATCATGGTATGAAACAGCGCGGCAAATTTCTGGATGAGTTAATGTGGTGTCCGAGCATCTGTCAGCACCTAACGCCTTTTTAGCATGAACTAACACATTGTAGTTAGAGAAAGAGTTTTGCACTAGCACGCCACCCATATATATTGCCATCCTGTCGATCACCGAACGTGTATCCCCAAAGAGCCTGGCTTGCGCAACAGCACTTGTGGATGTAGTGGTAATATTAAACATCATTCGGCAACTTTTTAATGATAAAAGGGTATTACTTGGGAGCTCAAATCTGATAATTTTGTTAGCACCTTGCGAGCCAGAATTTTGGGGGAAGATTTTGAAATGCGAAGTTGAAACACCCATTAAACGGGACATAAAGTAACTAACATTCGGTGGAAGCCCGGAAGACATTTTTTTATATAATAATAAGATATAAAAAAATTATATATTTAATTTAATTTTAATTTTAATTTCAAATTTCAAATTATCTAAATCCAGTTGGACTTCCAAAACTTAAAACTCCACTTGCGCGACTTGGAAATTGAGGAAGAGCAGGTGGCTCACTTTGTAATACATTTGGGTTATATACTTTCACTATATCTATTCTAATTGTTGCTGTAAAATATAAATTGCCTTTTGTTGATTGTGTTTCTTTTTCATAAGGAATTATATCACTTGTTGCTGTGCCTTCTAAACCTGCAGAAGTTCCGGTTCCAGCATTTTTTGCACGACCAATTGGGCGACTTTTGCTATCTGTTAAAAATAAACCAATGCTATTTAATTTTCGCTGTTGAAGTGTCATAAAAAATTCATGTGATTGATTTCCAGCATAACTAAAACTTTCTGTAGTGCGAGCAATTTTCGCTAATATATTAGAACCAACAATATCATTATTATATACAGTTTCATCACTTGCTAAAATAGATGACTCTAAACCATTTTGTCCTAAGGTACATCTTAAATAAACATGTGGTTCTGTGACAAGTTGCATTGGAAAATAACCTCGAACTCTAATTGATAGTGTCTCTATGGTTACTTTAAAACTATTTTCTAAAGTATTAACATTATCTCCACGCTCTCCACCTAATACTAAATATAACTCACCATTTGCTGATTGGCAACTGATTTTTAAATCGGTTATAGTGTGTGCTGCTGCAGTAGTAGGTGATGCGGTTGTTTTAAATGAAATAGTTACATCTAATAGTTTTTTTTCTGGTTTGCCTGTTAATGTTGAACTAAATGTTGTAGGAGGTGATCCGGCTGCTACAGTATTAGCAAAACCAGTTGTTACTGTATTTAAATCAGATAAATTATTATTAACAATACCTAAAACTGCTAAACCTGCTGGAACACCAGATAAATCTGCTAAAGCAGCTCCTAAATTTTTGGCAAAATTAATTGCTATATCATCTGTATCATAATAATTACCACGGTCAACAAGTGTTTTTACTACACCCGCGGCCATAGCAGTTCCATTTACCGTACAAATAATTGTTGCTTGTGAGTTTCGTGCATCAATATTATATTGGTTATTTGGCATATGAAAATCAACTAAAGAAAGTCTAATAACTTCACCATCTTTACATTCAATAGTGTTGCCTTCAAAATTATAATGAACGTCATCACCTTTACTTTGTGTATCACCTACAATAGAACTTCTTTCCGTATCAACAAAAAAATTAATGCTGTTGACTATTTGTTGTCCCTCAAATCTAGAAGTCTGTGCCATTATATATAAAATAAATATTATATATAATGATTTTTAATTAAATTATTCATCTTTTGGGGGTGCATCTTTTACTTTATTTAATTCTTCTTGGAGATTAGAATAATCATATTTAAATGGGGTAGATTCAATCTTTTGTTTAATTTCTTCAATTTTTGCTTGGTTTGTATTTTTGCAAAGATCATATACTAATTCAGCATAGTAAAGTGGGACTGTTGGATAAATTGTCTTCATCTTTTCAAGTGCTAATGCTTTTTCTGCTAAATCATCTTCAGTATAATTAAAATGGTTTTCTGGTTTGTGTTTAGGAATGCCACTGATGTCCATATTTATATAATAGTAATATATTATTTCTAAATATTAATTACGCATTTTTATATGCGTTTTCAACAATTAAAAGTTGCTCTGGCGATTTGCGATAGTGTTTATTTAATGCTTCTAATATGTCACCATCGTGAAAATGGTAGCGCTGTTTGCTTAAACCAGTTCGCAATTGAAGTAAATCAATTAATGCTTCAAAAGTTTCATCAGAACCGTTAGACATAGAGCGTAATGTTCTCTCAATCCTGTCAGAAACATTTGGAATTTTTTTATCAGCAATTGGCGTATGTTGTTTTTTATTTTGTACTTCTTTATTATAAGCATCTAATCCACCACGATAATCAAGAGAGGTTAATAGATTTAAATTATTAATATCGTGTCTGCCTGTACCAGTGGACTTAATATGCGAAATACCACGCAATGGTTTGATGCCATGAAACACTGTTTTATCAAGAGAAATTGTGTGAAGTGAATGTGCTATGTTGATTGGTGGTCTGCGAAGCTCTGTGTGTTTCATTAATTGCATTTTGTCACTCATAATTCCCTTTCGCATCATTTTATATATATATATATTTTTATTTTATTTCATCTTTTTTATTTAATTCATCAACTATGATAAACTTATCGAAGTTGACTCTAAACATACTGGGATGATTTGGTTTTTTATGTAAATCGATGAAGAGGAATGGGTGGTCTCCTCCTGTTTCAATTGCATAATCATAAACTTGAATAAATTTGTCTTTACTAATCTCTCCACCACAAGAATCAGCAATGTCATCTAATTCCTTATTGTCCTTAGTTTTAAATACTATTAATTGTGTACATTGATTTCTAATAACTCTATTAAGACCACCTGTTTGGCATTTAAATGATTGAATTAAAAAGAATAAACTAACACCTATAGAACCCCCTTCTTCTAATTGTCCTAAATGTCTACTATATGTTGATAATGCGTTAATTTTTCTTGGGCGACTATAAATTAATGAACCGAGCATGTCGTCAAAAATGCAACAAATTTTCGGTTTGCGTCCTCCCCATCTATGTTTTGGTTTTATAAAATCATTTAGTCCATAAGTATTAGTATCAAAAAATTTTAACAACATATTATCGTCTAGCGATTTGCCATTTTTTATATCATTCATTAATTTATTATATTCTTTCATTTCGTGCCTATATCTCTCTAAATCACGTGCTTCTTCATTTACAATTTCCTTTATTTTATCAACACAAGTTAAATCATCAGGGTCATCAAATGTGTGTTCAATATTTAATCTGCTCATTAATTCTTTATTTGAATTCATAGTAGGACTAACAGCAATAGTATAATCATAACCCATTTTTTCAATTAAATTAATTGCCGCAACTGATTTTCCGGCAGCACGCTTTCCTACTATAACAGTTACACAATGCATTTTAGGCATGTCTGGTGCTGTCTCATAAGCTCCGCTTGTTTCTTTTGGAGGCACGATTTGCAAGCCTTTTACACTTTTAGTAGATAACATATTATATATATAATACTTTTAAAAAAAAGTATCACAAAACAATTTAATAAGCGTGTGTGGGACGCTTCCCACTAATAATATTTTCTATAGTTTGTAAATCCAGCATTAATAAAATCATTCATAGTATTATCTAATGGAAAGGTTGGTAATTGACGCTGTGCTTGTTGTTGAATGACAATATTTTCCCTTTGTCCTCGCACAGGTGAAGTTGGTGGTGCCGGTGTTGCTGTTGGAACTACTTTTGCTTTGCTATCGTTTTTACTTTTTCGTTTAACAAATATTACATGCTCGTGTGGATGGAACTCGTCTTCGTCGTCACTGGATTGCTCAATTACTATTTTGGTTTTAATTGGTTTTTTGCTTTTAACTTTTTTAATAGGTATTGGTTCAGGTTCTTCATCAAACTCATTATTGTCATTATATGCCGGTTGTTTAACTAACATTGGCGGTTGAACATCGACACGAGGACTATATTCTGGTACATATTCTTGAGTAACTGGGTTATCAACTAATTCCGCCTTAATTATTTTATTTTCAATTTCTTTAGGTGGTGTTGGATGAAAGGTAGGTTCTTTTTTTGCGACACTTAAAGATTTTTTGACTGCTTCTTGCGTTTGGCGTTCATTTTCTAGTTTCTCTTCTAGTGCCGCTTCCGCTAGTTCTTTTTGTTCCGCTTTAATTGCCGCTCCTGCTTGGCGGATTTCTAAAGCCTTCTTTCTAGCACGTGCTAATTGCTCTAGTTTTTCGGGGGTCATTACTCGTTTTTCCTTTTTCTCCTTCTTTACTTCCGGCTCGCTCATTTGTAATAGCTACAGAAAATAATTTTTGTGAAAATTTGTGAAAGTTTCTATAAATTAAATAATTATTAAAATTAAAATATATTGTTAAAATAAATGAGGTTAGTTGATGTTAAACCTAGCACGAGTAAGGGTAAGAAATATATGGCGAAGTTTTGCGAATGTAGCGGGGAGAGTAAGTGTAAAGGTAAACTTGTGCATTTTGGACTTGCCGGATCAAAAACATATTTAGATCATCACGATAAGGTTAAGCGAGAAAATTATTTAAAGCGTCATAAAGCAAATGAAAATTGGAATGATCCTATGAGTAGGGGTGCCTTGAGTCGGTGGTTGCTTTGGGGAGACAGCACTTCATTAAATGAGAATATTAAGGAATTTAAAAGGAAATTTGATTGTTAAAAGGGAGGTTCTAGGGTTCTAGCGGTTCTATGGGTGGGTGGGGAAAATACTCCTTTATATTTTTATAAATTTATTTTCTATTTTCTATTTTTTTTTATAAATTTATTTATAAGATAAATTAAGGGTAGAACCTAGAACCTAGAACTTTTATATATATAAAAAATAAAAAATATATATATAATAATATAGATAGTAGACACAGGTCGGTCTGTCCGCCTAAATTGTGCCATATTCATCATCACTTTCTAAATCACTAACAACATCAATAAGTTCATTATTAAATTGAGGTTTTAATAATTTAAAATCAAAAGTCCACATATTACATTTTTTTCCATTAATTTTTTTTTCTTTTTTAGTTAATCCATTATATTTTCTCATTCCTAATCGTGTGGTAAATGATAATTTATCTTTAGTAAAAGATATATGATTACGTTTGCAATATTCTAAATAATTCTCATATAAAGTATTTGAATGATAATCAACAACACCAGTTCCAGTATAAACTACTTCTTCAATAAACTCCATAATAGGGTCTTTTTGTGCTTGCTTAAGCATCTCATCGTATTCACCTTTAGGAATATCACTTTCAACAATATTTGGTTTAGTTTCATAAGTCATAAAATAATCGTATATTGCTTTTGCAACTTCTAAACATTTAGCATAACTATTTCCTTCAGTAAAATATGAAACATTATTAATTTTAGAATCACTCATTCTAAATGTTAAATCTCTTCGTTTTAATTTAGTGTTAGGGTCAGGATTATTACTAAATGACATAAATCTATGACATGACCTCATAGTAAAGGATGTTTTACCTTTTGGTTGAATATTAATAGTTGATTCAGTAATAAGTGCTTTCATTTTATTATTAGCATGATGCATACCACTTTTATCTGCTTCATTTAATATGACTAAAAACGCTTTTTTCATCATATCATTAAATTTACCAAAAATATGTTCTTGTGGGTCAGTGCATTCCCAGCATCTATGAGATCCACCCATAATTGTTTCAAAGAATTTTACAAATGTTCCTTTGCCTGAACCCTCTAACCCAATAAAGATTAAATGAATACTTTTATTTTCAGGATATTGAAACATCTGTGCTATCCACATTTTAACAAAATTAGCATGAATCTCATTATAATCAACCATAACATTAATATGATTTAAAAACCACTCTAATCCTGCTTTAGTTTTAGCATTGCTAACAACAGGCATATTTTGAACAGGAAATTTTTCCCACATATTATACACATAAGATGGACATAATTCATCTTTAGGAAAACTATCATATTTATCATATTTTCTTTTATATGCGTCTTTAAACCATGTGCTTATAAAAGATGTTACTTTACCTTCCTCATCTATATAAGTTAATTCGTCATGTAGTGTTTTAAATTTTTGTTCGCTATAAACATTAAAATCATTATGCTTATCACAAACAAATTCAGCACCAACTTTACAATTAACAAGTTCAAATTCCTTTTTAATTTCATTATAAAAATCACGTTTTTTAGGTGTAAAATCATCAGGCATTTCAAAAGAATGACTAGGTTCTTTAATTGATAATTTTATCATACTAAAATCTGTATTTTCTTTTATGTATTTTTCCATAGATTCTAAAGTTGATTTATTAATGTCACCATAAACCATTTTACCATCAAAAAATAAACTATGTATTTTTATATCATTTTTATAACAATAATCTCTCATAACCTTTAAAATATTCTCTTCATTAATACATAATATATGATTAATAAATGAACCTTCAAAATTACCTTCATTTTTAGCATAATCTTTAACATAAGCATAAGTAGTTTTATCTAAAAATTTAGCATGTAATATTGCCATTTCTTTATCATAATTTTTTAGAAAAGCATTATTAGTATGTACTCTTTTATTTGAGTTAGTAGATTTTAGTATTTTTTTTTTAGCGTTTTCTCGTGTTAAATTATCATCATCCATAATTTTTTTTAAATAAGTATCACGATCATTAACATATAATTTTAAGTTAGGACATTCAAATTCATGTTTTAAACATAATTCTAATAGTATTGTTGGATGACAATTGACCATATCAATATCAGTTGTGATGCCTTCTGTTAAAAATCCTCTTATTTCTTTTTTAACTCCTTGAATGCTATTTACACCATATAAACGTCCATCAAGTCGTGAACCATGATATTTATAAGAAGTCCATTCATCGGGTTTTTTAACTTTATAATTTAAATATTTAATTATTTTATCATATTCCTTTTTTGCTTCACATTTTTTTCCATCAAAAATGGTCATAAAATTTTCTAAACTATAAGTTTCTAATAAATATTGTGCTTTAAGTGTATTGATTTTTTCTTGTAAAGCTATGACTGACATTTTTATATAATATATAAATATAATAAATTTGTTCTAAATACTAATTTTTTATTAATTATTAAAATTGAGTAATTAAAATAATATAAAAGTATTATGTTAATTAATATATAATGACCATCACTATTGAAGCAGAGCAAGCAGATGAATTAGAATTCAAAGTAATTTTACGAACACAACTAACAAAGAAACAAGAACAAGAAAAAAATAAACTTATCCAAGACAATGCACAAACTATTGAAGACTATTATACACTAAAAAAGGAAAAAGAATGTTTAGAAAGAAAGATGAATACTTTACATTTACAAATTCTTACAAACTTTTCAACTTTATCAAATACATATCATTATACAGACCAAGGTATTGTTGATTTTAATTTTGAATAATTATTAATCATCATTAATAGGTTGTTTTTTTTTTAAATAATATTGTTTTTTATATTCTTTCATTTTTTCTTTATTTTTTTCTCTATATTTTTCATTATAAATTACTCGTTCTTTATTTATCTTTTCTTTATTCTTTTCGTAATATGTTTTTACTTGAATTTTAAGTTTTTCGGCATTAATGAGTTTATATTGTTTTGAAGCATTTTTAATTTTTTCGGCATTATCAATATTATATTGTTTAATTTTTTTAATATTATCAACATACCATTCATCTTTTGTTCTTCCGGCAATACATCTATTAACACATTCGTTATTTCTTATATATTCACCTTCTTTTCTTGCTAATTGTTCTTTATTATTACAAGGATAATCTTCAACTAATTCCATTTTATAATCTTCACATTCTAAAATTTTAAATGATGTTACATAATGATAATTATTATTTTTAAACATATTATAATGTTTTTTATGGTCTGTTAATCTTTGAGCGAGTGTTTGAATTGTTGAACCATAATAGACTAAATTTTTAGATGGACTAAATATTTTATAAATTTTTGATTTTTGATAATCAGGCATATTTTATAATAATATGGTTTTATGGTTTTAAATCAATTTTATTTATTA